ATGTTTCCGTCGTCCAAGAAGTACATGCGGTCACCAATGGTGACTTCTTGCTGTCCGCGCAACTTGCGGTTTCCCATCATTTTGGCACGGATTCGTTCTACGTCCGTCATTTGATCTGGGTCAATCCCAAACGGCACGCCCTGAGCCTCCCGGTGTCGCGCTAGCTCCGCTTCTGAGATATTGCTAAACAAGCCGCGAGCCGGATCATACGTCATCCCCTGACCATACCGGCCCTGCGCCTGCTGTAATGCGGACAGGAAATCCTCCGTGCTTACGTCTTGGCGAGAGCCCCGTAAAAACTCTCGAAGATCACTTATCTGCCTCCGCCGAGAATGCAACAAGGGGTCAATATCTTTGTAGTTAGGCGCTCTGGCGTACTCACCCATGGCCGGGCGATAATCAAGCATCGCCTGAACGGTGTCGGTGGTTTCCGTGGGTCCGGGAGGGGGACCCTGAACAATGCCGGAGGGCGTGGTAGCCTCGGGGACCGTTGGCGTTAAAGACGTAGTTGTCGGGGCCGTAGAAACAGGCGTGGTAGCCTCGGGGACTGTTGGCGTTACAGGCGTAGTTGTAGGAGTTGTTGATATCGGCGTGGTAGCCTCGGGGACTGTTGGCGTTAAAGACGTAGTTGTAGGAGCCGTAGAAACCGGTGTCGAAGGCGGGGCAAAAGGCTCTATTGGCGTTACCGGCTCCTCTGGTGGAACCGGTAGTATTGTCACTTCCGGGGGCGGCTTATACGGATATAGCAGATCCACCTTTCCGGTGTACGGGTCCTTCCTTTCAAAAGGCGCATAAGGGTCAAATTGGCCCAGCCCCGTTTCAGGATCTACGTTGTAGTCATACAGCGAAGGCTGCTCGGCAGAAGACACCAAAACGTCAGATGCTTGATAGTACGGTGCTTCTGCTTCTCCGCCGGTAGGCGGTTGTCCAATAAAAACAGGGCGGGTAACCGATTCGCCAGTAAAACTTTGTCCGGGTACTACAGGGGGCAAATACGTGTTTATGAAACTTTGGTTCGGCGTAAAACCACCCGCCACACTCGCATTATCTAATAAATCTAACAAACGCGTCATTGTAGCTTTGTTTTCTGAATTTAAAGCGCCCTCGCCCGTGTTACTTAAAAACCCCCTATCCGGAGCCTCATCGGGTCTGCCATAAAAATGCGATAACCACGTTTCAGAGCCGCTTTCGGGACTGTCTCCTAACCATGCAAGCAACCACTGATAATCTGTCTGGCCATCCGGGCGCTTTGTACCAAGAAGACCTAACAAATTCATGGCCTCTATAAACTGGCGGTTAGTCGTCCCCTCCGCAAAAAGAATTTTACCGTCATCGTTAACACTCATGTACGACGGCAAAGTTCGAGGTTTAACGGTAATATTCCCATTAGTAACATCGACATTTCCACCAGATGCGGCCAAAGCTTGCAAATAAGCCTTGTAAGCAACATCTCCCGTTAATCCCCCAATAAGACCATTGCCACTACGACCAAAGGCCTCCAAAAATTCTTCAAGTGTCATGGGGGCACTCGTGCCACCAGAACCGCCTACTTGAGGAACACTACCGCCCGTGTTATACCCAGCAAGACTGCCAATACCTGAAGTTAATGCCATCTTATTTACCCGTAATATTGTTGGACCTTCAATGAAGCGCCCTCATCTTCCCAGTAGTCAGAAGGCAACTGAATAAAGTTGCCTTGTCGATAACGCATCAACGCCTGCGTCGTGCTATCAACTAAATCATCATGCTCCCCGTTAGGAAACGCCGCACACTCCTCAATAACTTCGTGTGCCCACGACTCGTCCGGTGCCCAAATCATCCCACTCTCAAACAAAGTAGAAACACTGTGAACCCTTGACACCTTGTCATTTCCTCGGCTAGGGGTAAAGTTTACCACAGGAATTCCCATGTTTCGTAGCTCATGGGTCAAAGGCATACCGCTCGCCTTGGCCTCAATAATGACCGTTTCAGGCTCCCAAAACTTGTACGCCTCCATCGCCATCTGTTTTAACTCCGGGAAATCCCAGCGACCTTTTTTAGCGTCCAGCAAAATCAACGCCGCTACCGTTCCTTCTTCCGGATAAAACACCCCCCACGTCGTAATCGCACTATAGTCAGCCCTAGTGCTTTTGGAAAACGCCGTGTCATAGCTCTGAATAACATATTGCAATTGCGGAATGTTCTGCTTGTCCCAAACATTCCACCACTCCCGCTTGATAATCGCGTTTTCGTCGCCGGTCGGGTTTTGTTGGTACTGCGCGTTCCATTTGGGCAACGGAATCGACGCCTTTACCGCCTGCATCTCCTCAAATGACCAAAATTGCGGCCACAAAGGCTTGCCAGACGGCATTTCCATAGGAAATTCAATGACTTCCCAGTTGTCCGCCAAACTATCCCGCGCCTGCGCCCGAATCAATTGGCCCGTCAAATCCTTCTCAGACCACCGGGTCATCACCACAATAATGGCTCCACCGGGCTGCAAACGCTGGCGAGGACCACCCGTATACCACTCCCACGCGTCATCAAACCCATTTAACGACATCGCCGTCTGCTCAGAGTGCGGATCGTCAATAATGATCAAATCACCACCACGACCCGCCAAGTTTGAGCCAACACCCACGCCGTAGTACATGCCACCACGGGCCGTGTCCCAACGTCCGGAAGCCTTGGAATCCGCTGAAAGGGCCGCGTCCGGGAATATCTCAAGATAATCCTCGCGTTCCAAAAGGTTTTTGACTTTTCGGCCAAAATTGACCGCAAGCTCCGTGGTGTGAGTGGCCTGAATGATCTTCATCGCCGGGTTTTTCCCGATCATCCACGCCGGAAACAAGAAACTGGCAAATTCAGATTTGGTGTGGCGCGGCGGCATGTTGATGATCAGGCGCTTTAACTCGCCTTTAGCCACCCTCTCAAGCTTCTCCGCCATGATTCGGTGGTGCCTGCCCGCAATGAACTCCGGCCACATGCTGCGAACAAAGCTTAAAAACTCGTTTTGGCAAGCTTCGACCTGCTCAATCTGCGCCAGACGGTACTCAAGCTTCAGAATCTTCTCTTCCGCTTCCTCATCTGTAATGCGTTCAATGGACATATGAGACAGCCTTTTAATTACCTAAAACTATTAAAGCATATAAGACACGGTAGGTTTGAAATTTTTTATAAAATTTTTGGCCACATTTGACTATTTTAAACTCTTTTTTTATTTGCTTGGCCACAAATGACCTTTTTGTTGCGGCTTACCTTTTTTTAACAATTTTTTTGTTCCACGTGGAACATCGATATGGTTTCACCGCTGTGTTGTTTGTAAGAAACATGCACCTTGATGCCGCTCGCCGGGCCGCCGCCGCGCCGCGCGGGCGATGCGCCGCGATCCCGCGCCGCTGGGCCGTTTGACGCGATCCGCCCACGGGCCCCGCTAACTTCCTTAAATGTGTCTTTACGTCAGTTGACCGGTCAAAACGTCATGACAAAAGCAACGCGGGCACTGGCCCCCGGTGCCCGGACCCCGGCCCAGTGCCCCCGGTGCGTTTTGCTCGGTGCAGGGGGCGCGGCCCCCGCGCCACGTGTTACCGGTTGCGGCAAACACTTGAAGTAAATTCTAGGGGGCGTTTTTCGGCGCTCTCCCGCGAACCGCTCGGAAAGCCGCGTAAACACTGGGGGGCGTGTGCGATGCCTGGGCGAATCGGCAGCTTAAATGCCCCCCGTGCCAAAAACCAAAAACTGTCGGCGGCGGAGTGAATAACCCTACAAACTGTGGGAAGTGAAAACGGACAAACAGCGGGCACAAAAAACCCCGCTCGGGGCGGGGTCTGGTTTCAGTCGGTCCCGATCAAGTCGGGGTTATCGATCACAAAGCCGGACCGATCCCGACGCGCGCTACCCTTCGCGGTTAGTCCGACAATGCACCCGGTTCCCTCGGTTGCGTTCAAATAGTCGGAGCGATCCCCGTCTATCACGCGCCGCCCGAGAAACTTAGCAGGCAAGCCGCCGCGAAATACAACCGCAATCGGTAAGCCGGTCGCTAATGCTTTTTCATTTTGCCGGCGGTACTGGGGCCGCCCGCTATAGCTGAAAATTAGCCGGTAATTATCGGGCGTTTTGCAAAGCCGATCCGCGCGCTTTGTATAGTCCAGCATAAAAAGATTGGGATGCGCTTGCGGTATGCCGAGCATTTCCCAACGGACATCGGACAGAACGTTAAGCCGGACAACGCCGCGCTCCCCAGTGCGGTCACAAAGCTTTCCGAAGTTGGATAGCTCGCGGTGGAGTTGATCAAGAAAAGCCGCGCGATTGTCGCGGAAGAATGCCGCCTTGCGCTGGCGCGCTTCGCGCACGTTATCAAACCGCCCGCGCCCTTGATCTGCCAGACAAGTATCAGCGCACCCCGCCGCCTTAGATGCCGGGCACAATTCCGCATCGGGATAAAGTGACAAGCCCGCGTAACGAAATGAACCGAACACGTTCCCGAGTTCCGCCGTCTTTTTCAATTTGGGGTTTGCACCCCGCGTGTCGAGTAATTGCATAATCAGTTCCCAAAGTGTCGCCGCCCATCGCGGCCCGCTTAGGGTATCGCATACGCTAGGCAAAAAAAAGCCCGCCGGATGGCGGGCTACTGAGGCGGGATTGCCTACGCGGTCACGGCCTCCGGTCCGGCGGCGCGCTCCAGTTCGCGGATGCGCTCCACATTTTGGCGGTTGGTTTCTAGATGCCGGTCCGCACACTGGCGGACGTTATCCAATCGGCTCACTAATTCGCGAGCGATACGGTACGCCAAATCGCTCAGTTGCGTGTCGGTTGCATGGCCTGCCGGAATCCAATCGGCAATGGCATCAAAATCCAATTCCGGTGATTCCCATCCCGAGCTTACCGCCTCATGAATCACATCATCTAACGTAATGCCGCTGTTACTCATGATTTCGACAATGTCATATGCGCGGTCGCAATAAACGGTTCCGCTATCCAATTCGACATCTTCAATTGTGACTGTAGTTCCCATAACAAATTATCCCAAAGTTAGCCGCGACATTGCGGCAGTCGGACTATCGCATACCTCGCGGGCAAAAAAAAGCCCCGCCGGAGCGGGGCACACTTTGGGGAGTGTAGGTTATGCGGCCATCGCCACGCGTTGCCAATCGGAGCGGGGCAAATCCAACACGCGCCCGCCCAGTTTCTGCCAATCGTCCACGCTATCCGCGTCCGCCCGATGCGCTACCGCCGTCACCGCGTTCACCATAGTGGCGCGGGTTACTGGCTGACCGGCATAGCCCGCCTGCCCGATGGTGGCGAGCAAGCCGTCCATCAGGCTAGCGGTATCTTTCTTAGTCAGCGCCAACACTTTGCCCATGGCCTCGACTGCCGACTGCGGCGAGCCCTCGACTTTGTCCTGATGCGCGGTTTTCATCTTTTCTAGCACTTCATCGAATGATTCGCGGCTAGCATATGCGGCAGTGACATCCCGCATTTGAAGCGCCAGCGCATGATTGTCAGCATCCTTTGCCTCATCTGTCAGCAGGCCCCAAGTATCGGCATCGCCCCGCGCCCCAGTGATGTGCGACTTGCGAGTACGCTTTTCGGTTTGCATCCCGTTCAGGCAGGCCAGCGTCCAGAACATTTGGTAAACATTAACGCTACCGCAACCGACTTCGCTGTTAGACATACCTATGCCCAGCGCCATGATGTCGCCAACCGCCGCGCCCTCGCCAGTGATGACCGCTGACTTTAGGCGAAGGTATAGGCGCTTGTCAGTCACCGTCCCGTTTACCACTTGCCACTGGGCATCGCTTTCCAGCAGTTCAGGCAGTGCGGAGTTGAGCAGGTGAACATTGTCGAAGGTCTTAAACTTGTCTGAGACAAAGGCGCGAGCAGTCCCTGCGCGGTCAGAATGCTGGAACGAACGGATCATCCGCACCGCCGGTTCTTTCTGCCAGATAGCATTAATCAGTCCATCGAATTCAGCAGAGTAATCCTGCTGAAGGCGGCGGGCAGTCCGGACATCGATACCGGCCCGCTGGCTGATCTGGTCAAACGCCACGTCATTGGCGGCGAGGATCTGAGTCGGTGCCCCGCCAGACTGTTCCATAATGATTTGGCTGACCTTGCTACCGTCACCCCGATCACCGGTCATAAGTTGAAGCTGGTTAGTGGGGGCCAGAAAGTCCTGAGATCTAGCGGCTTGGTCCTGCACCTGTTGAAGCAAGCGGGTCAGGGTGTGGTCTGAATTTTCAATCGAGTGTTGCATGGTTACTTCTCCCAAAGTACGCGGCGACATTGCCGCAACCGAACTATCGCATACCGGCCCCCGCTCCGCAATGCTCTTTTTAAAATTTCTTTAGCATAAAAAAGCCGCCCGAAGGCGGCTTGGCGTAGGCGCTAGCACCTACGGATCACGGGCGAGCAAGGATACAATCCGATCCCCCTCGCCAGTGATGGGGGCAGGCCGTCCGACGTAATCGTCGTAAAGCCAAACAAAATGACCTCTAGGATCAAGGCCCTTTTCACAACACGCGTCCACCCAACCCTGCGGCAGGGCATGGTCGTAAGTCAGGCCCGCGTATCTAGCCTCGGCGGCTTCGCCTCTTGTCATAGCGTTTTCCTCCCAATAAAAATATGGCCGAGGTATCGGCTTGCGAAATGCTTTTGCCAAAACGATTTTTTGTTTGCGCTTTTTAAGGCTTTCTTCGTATCTCCAAAAAAGAGAAAACACCTCACCTCCACGCCCCCGTTTTTATTTCGCCGGGAGCAGGCGCATTGTCCGCAAACGATTCAATGTTGTTCAGAATCTCGCAGACCTCTTCCACATCCCATATGGTGTGAGATTCGACAAAGGGCACACCGTCCGCTTCTTTGTCCCATTCATTGTTTGCAAATTCCTTTGCAGAGGCATGGTCAGGAAACCACCTGCACCGCTCGCCGCACACCACGGTCCACACCGGTAATCTTAGTTCGCTCATGACTCATCCTCCGCCGTAGACTCAAGGGTGTAGCAGGTGTCACCGTCATATTCGCGAACGTCCACAATTTCCATTTGATCGCAATGGGGTTCGTACCATTCATTTTCCACCGTGTTGTCGGCCCCAATGTTGGCATGATACATCTCGTATACGCGCTGATTAAAAACGATGTGGGCGATTTCAATAGCTTCCTCTTCACTGCGCGCCAAGACATCAATCTTTGTGTCCATCGAAACCCAGCCGTGGATCTGGTAGTGATCTCGCGTTTCGATTGAGGGCCAAAGCTCAACATCCGTTAACGCCGCCGCCACTTCGTCGGCGCGGCTGTCCGGTTGATCGTCTTCACAGGTGTTGCAGGTAAAGCACTCAGGTTTGCTTTTTGGGCGGATGTAATCCTTTTCACATTCGCAGTCCCAATAAGCAGGATTGGTAACGGTGGCAGGGTCCTGCCCGTATTGTTCAATCGCTGTCATGACACGGCCTCCCGATTTGCGGCTGGGAAAGTGTCGCAATACTCCGCCACCAAATCAGCAAAACTCATTACGCCCCAATGTATCTTCAAGCTTTCTAAATGATGGGGGTCATCATTCTGCTCTTCATGCTCAATCAGTTCTTCTATCAACCGTGAAGTAGTTTCCTCTTTAACGGCCCTAAGAGCTTCAGAAATGTCTTGATAAATCTCCGATCCTTGATCGTAGCGTTTCAAACACCACGCCATCTCTTCTGTTAAAAGCGCCAATGCAAATTCAAGTCTCATGGTTCGTCTCCCGTTGGTCAGGGCATATGCCCATCACCATAGTATGGGATACATCACATAGTTGCAATAGCGTGAAGAACACTCCGGTACGAAACAGGATGGCTGAAATGTTTAGTCGGCTTCGCGTTTAAACCGTCCATTTTCAAATCCACCGCACGGTCACCGCGATACAGGAATATCTCACTGCCCGTGGCACCGCACAGCTTTACTGCAATCCAACAGCTACCCCGCGCGTGTTTAGTAGCAAACGCCACCTGATGCGGCGAAATGTCTACGGACATATTGTGTGTGGTCTTCAACTCCACCATATGCCAATCGCCCTTGCCATCCATGATCAAGACATCTGGCACACCCAAGGTAGCCCTCGACTCCAGCCGCGTGGCTGACCAATCCGGACAGTTATCCCGGATAGCTTTCTTCAACGCCTGCCAGAAGCTGGCTTCACGCTGTTTCTTTGGCTTTGCTTTTACTTCCAAAATATCGGTCATTACCCGTCAACTCTTCAAAATCCAACCGTTGTAGTGAAGTCATATATGCGCGCTTGGTGTAAATCACTGGAGTCTTATTCTCGTTAACCAAATCCCACCGATCTGAACCAAACCAGAGTCGTCCCAAGAAATTAATCAGAAACATCTATGTCCTCCGCTAACCGCTCACGCGCCTTGGACCGATTACCTCCGTCCCCTGCTCCGGCATCGTGCGTTATCGGAGCATATGCTTGCTTCAACTCATTCAAAGCCTTCAACACTTCTTCCTTGCTCATCTGATCAATCGTACCGTGACGGATCTCTGTCTTGTTCACGTAGATGTCGCCTTGCGCCTGACCACGACGATACTCTGCCTGAACCGCCGCACTAAATGCGCCGTTTTCAAGAGCAGCGTCCCGAATCACTTGCAGATCCCGCAGGTGCCGTTGGTATTCCACGCCATACTTCTGATCAAGCTCCTGTCGATATTCGCGGATAGCTCGACAAACATGGGGGCTGATGCGGGGGTTGGTCAGTTCGGAAGCGCGAACATGAGCGGAGCGTTCAGGATACCCGGCATTGATCGCCGCCTCCCGCATAGTGATTTGCCCATCTTTTGCCACCAGTTCTCGCACAAAAAGTTCTTGCTTACGCGTCAGGCGCTTTTGGGCCAATGGCGGTCGTGTTCTTGTCTGTTGCTTTGCTTCGGGAAGTGAGGCCGCTTTGGTGTCCAGCACCTTAGCGTACCGGCTTTTCTTCTTGGTCATGCGAAGACCCTGTATGTGAGTAAGTCCGGCTAACCATACCTTATTTTTGCCCCCTGTATATATATTTTCCAGAGAATTAAAAATAATTTTTTTGAAAACTGGAAAACCTCAATAGCAATAGCTTGATTAACAAGCTTGGTACAAAGTGGTGTATCCAACGGGACCCTAACGTGACCCGTAAAATTGAGCGTTTATGCGCCCTGTAGGCCCGTGGTCCCGCCGTCCCGCCGGTCCCGCCTATTTGGAATTTATTTTTTTATTTTTTTATTTCTCTGGAAAACACTATATAGATAGCGAAATTAAGCACCGTGGTCCGTGGTCCGCTGGTGTAGTGTAGAAGTGTAGGTATTTTTCTTAAAAATTGGATAGTCAAATATAGAGAGGGTGTAGATATAAAAGGTAGCCCCTTTCTTGCTGCACTTCTGCACAAAGGTCCGTGGTCCGTGGCCACAAATGACCTTGTGTATGTACCTTGTATATACAATGTATATATCCGTGGTCCGTGATACGTGGCCCGTGCCTGCTGTCTCCCGACATGGGGCTAATGGGCCACGGCTCACGGTAAGAATGGGCCGTGGTCTATTCTCCCTGCTCTAAGTCTCGGGGCCATTCCCATTGCGGGTCGTGTGAGGTAACGATGGTGCATGATGCTGTAAGGATAATGAGTATCCCTGCCATGACTTTCGCCGCCCCGACGAGCAGTTCACCTGTGCGGTCGCTCATGCGCCTTCTCCTTCAGGTCATGTTGACGTAGTCACGTCGGATGATGAGTTGTAGTCCGACGTATTCGCCGGGCCAGTGTGAGTAGGCTTTTTCTAGGCCGTTGAATGCGGCCATTACATCCTGTTCAAATTCTTCTTGATCTTTTAGTTCGCGGATGAAGGGGGTTTGGGAAATGATTTCGGCGGAGTTTGTGCCGTCTTTTTCCGTGAAAGCGAGGATGACGGCGTCGTGATGCCCCTCGTAGATGGGGGTGTGGTTTATTTCTTGATTTTTCATGATGGTGTTTTTGCCGTCAACGATTTCGGTGATGTTGTTGGCGATGCCATCTATTTTGGATGCGGTTTCGGGGTCCGTGATCCGTGTAGTGTTAGCCAGTTTTTGCAGGTCAAGGACGGCGGTACGGATTTGGATACCGGTTTCTTCTAGAGTTGTCATGATTTTCTCCCAAATGATGTTCCACATGGAACACCCGCGACTATCGCATATATGGGATAAAGCGGTCTAATTCTTTTTTGGAATAAGCTTATGCCGGAGGGGTGACGAAGAACATGAAGTAGAGGGTTAGGCCGGAGATAAAGGCGAGGGCTAGGAAGTGTTCAGCTATTTCCATTTTCACTTCTTTCTTTTTGTTCTTGCCGTGGCACTGTTCGCACAGTGCGTTGGTGATGGGTATTCCACAGCGGTTGCAGACGTAGCAGTGTCTCATTAGTGCAGCTTCTGTTTGTTGAAGGAGGCTTTGGTGTTTATTAAGTAGTCAGTGTATACGATGAAGCCGATTTGGCACAAGGACAGGATGAACTCATGTTCGTCCTCGGCCATGAGGGTTTCCATGAAGTGCTTGGAGCTTTCATCTCCTGCCATCATTCGCAGTTCCATACTTTGCACAACGTATTGCCGAAAATCTTCGTTATCTTCCAATAACTTAGCAACGAAGCTTCGTTCTTCCGAGTCGATAGGTAGTCCCATGCCGACTATTGTCCCAGTTTGTAGTACGCTAAACAAGCGGATGTCTGGGGGGACGTTATGGAGCCAAAATTGTTTTTAATTAGATGGCGTGACGCGTGTGGCGGGGGCCGTGTAGGTTGGCGTTCGGTTGAGGAGATGCGGGATACGAAGGAGGCGGCGGTGCTGTCGTGCGGCGTGATTTTGCATCAGGACGAACAGCGTATTTTGATATGCCCGCACGTTTTGTTAAATGACAAGGGGCTGGTGGAAGAAGGGGACGCGGAACTTGCAATACCCATGGATTGGGTGACCAGCATTCAGGAGTTGAGGAGTCATGAATAAAGAAGAAGAGTGGCAAGAGTTTCTTGATAATTTAGAAGATGAGAGCGAGTTGGATTTTGAGGAAGATAACGACGAAGACTTTGAAAAGAAAGACCCGTCGTTTTATGCCAGCCGCTTACAGTTGATAGAAGAGGCGGCAAAACGCGTTAAGCGTCGTTAAAACCTTTCGCCAATATTGCACACCAGAAGTATAAATCTCCGTCCACCATGCTGGATTTCAATTTATTGACCCGGTCACACACCAACCGGACGTTCTCAGGTAGGTAACCCCGTTCTGGGTCGATTCTGTCAATGGATATGTTTGTCCCGCGCCGTGAGCCGTGGTTCGAGGCTAGTCCTTCGTGCATCCATGTCATGGGCAATTTAGACAAAGCGCAGAGTCCATTTTGGTGTTTAAACAAATCGTATAAAAAATCGGAATCAACGTCGTCACTTAGCTCTATGTTGTATTTTTTGGCGCGTTGGCGCATGTCGTGGTGTCTGGCGGCGACGTAGTTACGAGGATTTTTGTAGATACTGTTTATTTGGCGGTCGCGGCAGCAATCGTTACAAAGTGCTTTACCGCGCTGGTATTTACCGGTTTGGTGAAAACGTTTGCCGAATTCTTTTTTTGGTTTTCTTTTCTTGCACTCTCTGCAAGTAAGCCGATCCAACCGCCTGCCCCCACATGCGATTAATCTTAGGGGCTATGTATACTAGATAACGGTCAAGCAAGCAAGGCGATGATCAGGAAGATCACAAACATTATTGCATATTGCTTCCAGCCGCCTAGTTCTTTTTTCGGCTCGCTAATCTTCCACAGTTTCTTCATCTTTTGGCCTGTAATAAACAACGTGTGCGCCACACTCGGCGCAGGTCAGGTTTGAGGACATGTCAAAATGATCGTCTTCTTCAGACAGGTCGTGGTCGCCTCCCCAGATAAGTTCTCCCCCGCACCACCAGCATATAGCTCGGTTCATTACAGTTTCTCCGTGGGCTGAAGTTTGCTCCATTGTGAGCAAGGCTCCGTGGCCCGTGACCCGTGTAACGTACAACGCCACTTGCGTTTGCCTGTCGGCTTACTGTGGCGACAAGTTATACACTCAACGGCAATCGGTGGTGGTTGGATACCGTTGGGCCAGCAGTGTGGTCGGTAGTTACAATACCGGCATTCAAAGCAGTCAGGGGTATCTGCAATGCGGGCGGCGGACGAGCCACGGACCACGGATACTGATTTACGCAGAAGGTCTTTGTAACGCGGCGCGTTAAACGCCACGTGTTCTGTGTGATACGCGGATGTGTTTTTGTTGTAGGCAACCATCCACGCAGAAGAAAAACCGGAGAGCCCCATAAGCAGTTGCATCTGATCGTAGTAGATGGGGTGGCTCCGGGCGATTCCTTGATTTTTAAAGCTGTTCCATTTCTTATCGTTCATGGATTTAATTTCAAGGATTTTAGGGCTTTCTTTTGCCCCGGTGTAAACAACGCCGTCAGCGTGGCCTCGCACATGACCGCCGAGGGCGGTGTAGGTCCACTGTTTGCCGGTCTTTGGATTTACTTCAGAAACAGCCACCCCGGCGGACTTTAGGTCTTCGACAACAACATCCTCCAAATGGTGGCCAAGGTTAAAGATGCGTATGACGGCGGGCGGGGGGTTGCTCTGGGGATAACCCCGAAGGCTATATTGCAAGAAGGCGTGACATGGGTTGCCCACGTTACTTGCTCCAATGTAGCAACGCCTTTCGTTTTTGTATGCCTTGGCTGTGCCGAGGTCAATTGCATTTATCAGATCCATGTCTGATACCATAACATATATAAAGGATAGTGGCAAAAAAAGCCCCGCATTGCGCGGGGCTCGGGTTTAATGTTGTTCACTTTGGGAGAAAACTACAAACCCTAATTACTTTTAGGAGTAATCGCATGGTTCCATCAAACCACGCACTATTCATAATACCCGACAGGTTTCACCACTTCAAGAACTTCTATCGTTGCTTCATCTGCCGGTACAACCGAAAGATCGCTTTGTAAAGCAACCGGTTTGTTTAACCGGTCGGCAGTCTGGTGCGCGGCTTGTATGGCGATCTTCACGTCTTCCGACGCTAATCCAAACCACCATTTGCCAGTTCTTTGATCAAACGATCCAGAAACCATCGGGCTTTCCTTAAATCCTCTATCGGAGCGTTTTTATGCTCGTACCGCCAAAGGTATTTCATTGAAGACGCTTTGAGGTACGCCTGAAACCCCTCCGAGGTCAAGCTGGCTTTAATCGCGTCAATGCACTCAATCCCACCTTGGTTATAGTGGGCAGGACAATTAACGTTATCTGACTTCTCGGGCATCTTTTTCTCTATCCGCTTCTATTTTGGATTTGAGGAATTCATGCCATACGTGCAGTTTGTCAAAATCAGCGCGGTCAACGTTGCCCTTTTCATAGCTGTCTTCCAGCTTTTTCAAAGCTTTGCTGAATTCGTTCTGCATTGTTGTAAATTGACTCATATTGAAAAGCTTTTTGACGTAAGGTCTACGCCGTTCTCCTTCTTAAATGAATCCACTTGTTCGGCAATATACTCCTGATCTCGGTTGGAAAGATTTTCTTGTTTCCAGCCTTCATGTATATACCGAAGTTGTCCACTAATTGTACGCCCTTCTACCCGCGCAATCACCACCAACTCCTCATAAACATCGCGAGGAAGTAGCACAGATTTCCATTTGGTCGTGTCCATTACACGTCTCCTACGTTAGGTATGGGAAAGTATACGCAGGGTCGTAGCATCAATCAACCTTCGGAAAAACCACGGAATGTCGATCTTCATATAGCTCGGTCATGTCCGCGATGACATCTTGAATTACGTCAAGTTCACAAACATCTTCTAAAAGACAATACCAACGCTCATTCAGCACAACAAAGCCTTCCCCGTTATGCAGGTCGTAATAAATGTGGCCCACCTTGGCCGCAGTCTTTACCGCGTCACTCATGATTGTTCCTCACATTCGCCCCAGCTAGGGCCAATCTCAACATCACACTTGTTTGGAACCTGTAGCGGTACAGCCTGTTCCATAATCTCAGCCAACTCTTTAGCTTGCTCAGGCCCGGTAACCGAAAAAGCCAGTTCATCGTGAACTTGGAGCATGGGAGTGAAACCGGCCTCACACACGTTGACCATTGCTTGCTTAGTCATGTCTGCCGCAGAGGCTTGAATCAACCGGTTCAGGGCCTTGTAAGTGTACGCCCGCCGAAGTCTGGTCGTTGGTCCGTGGGTCGCGATTGCTTCTTCGCGA